GCTTCTCTGTCACAGCAAGGCGGTCTTGAGGGTTGGCTCGTAGGAAGGTTTCATCTACGGCGAATCGCACAACCTGACCGCGAGGAGTAAGGTCATCGAGAGACAAGCGGTCTTCGATGGCACAGATGTATGGAGCTAAAGAATAAGCAAAGAACTCTTTGCGTGAATCAAGTACGTTCTGATAAGTAGATGAGCGATTATGCTCTGCGTTAATCATGTGTGCTGGGATATTAAATGCGCGAGCAATCTGCGCGGCTAATTCTTCGATAGAATCGTTGTAAGTCATTTCCATTGGTGAATATGACGTTGGAACGTACTCAAGAGTAGAAGTTAGGTAAGCAGTTGAACGATTCTTGCGGGCTTGCTTCCAAGTATTAAGAAGTCCTTGAATCTGGCCGTCTGGAAGGTCTGCACCTGAGTTCTTAAGGTATCCAGTTGGCTGTGGAGAAGAAATGCCGACGTTAGCAGCTTCTTCAGCCTGAATTGCAGAGTTGATAAGTCGCTGCGAACGAACTAGAAGTCCTTGGTCTAATGCTTGGAATGTAACGAGTGATCCAACGCCTGAATCTGGAACCTTGGTTCCATTAACCATGTAGTAATCAACTTCTTGAGTCAATGTGTCAAGTTTAGTTGTAACGCGGTTATTCTGAATCCACTCGAAAGATGCAGGGCGATTATCGTCTGCATAAACTGATGTAACGCGCCAGAAAGCCTGACCGAACATAATAAGAGAATCGACAGTCCACGCAATCGTTACAGATCGTGGAGCGCGCGAATCTGGTTGGCGAACCCATGTAGGCATTGCAAGTTCTTCACCAGTTGTAAGTGAATACATTTCCAAAGGAATGGTTGCAATAGTGCCTTTAATAAGATTGAGGCATTGATTGACGGCTGGGACAGAAACCGCAGATTGGCGGTCGATTGGAGAAGCCCAGTTATTCCAGCCACCCATACCCATTGCATAAGATGAACCGAATGGCGCGTCATAGACAGCTGGATTGACCTGCGCGGTTAATTGCTTCTTATTTCGCCCAAAGAGTGCCATAGAGTGCAATTATACACTACATATAGGTTATCCAGCGTATATAGCCGCTACCTGTTGTGGTTTCATCAACATTGATACAACCATAGCCGTAGCAATCGCTCCAGATATATCGCCAGCCGACTTTCGCTTCACAATACGCCATGATGAATCGTTGGTCTTAGCTGCACAGTTATTCATCTGTTGAATCCAGTTCTCTTGACCCTTATGCACTAGGCGCAAGTTGTCCATCGAGTCTTTTAGATCCGTACACGCCTGATAGAACTGCTGGCCAGAAATATCTTGAACCACGCAACCGCTATTGGCCAGCCTTTCAGCAATCGTCTGGGTCGCGTACTTGTCATAGCAAATCTGACGAGGTTTATATTGGTCAGCCCACGCTTTTATCTCAACTGAAATCTTCAGATCATCTACCGAGACTTGCGAGTCCCAAGTCTGGAGTATTCCCACGCCAATTCGACCATCTGGGAGTATCTGACCAGCAACGAGGCTCGCATTACGGCGACTCGGATTGACGTCGAAACCGAAAACAGTGTAACCACCGACTGGAATCTCGAGAGTGCTATCAGAACAAGCTTCAATAGAACCATGCGTCCAAGGGCTGGATAAACTGTCGATCCACTGACAAAGCAGTTCTGTCCGAGTGTTTTCAATAGGTGATGTGGCGACTGCTTCTTCAAGGGCTTCCTCCGTAATGGTGTATCCAAGTGCTGGGTTGGCTTGAGCCCAGCCTGCTCGGTCTGTGATCTTGCAATATTGCGGTGCTGAGTATTCGTAGAACCCAAAGGTCTTAGGCGGGTGTTCTAAAGCCCTTTCTCTCATGCCATTTAAGACTGTCGAGAAAGCGTCTCCTGCATTAGAGGTAAGAAGCGTTTGAGAATTTGGACGCGCTCGAGTTGTAGGGATAGCCGCTCTGTATCCTTCTTCGTTGATTTCTCTAAGCTCATCGATGAATAGGAAGTCCGCAGTTCTTCCGCGAGAGCCGTCTCTAGTTGCCGCAACAACGTCAAGCCTTCTTCCGTCCAGCATTTCAATAGACTCAGTTCCGTTGGCGTACCTGATCTGCTTGACGAACCCTTTGAGATGGTCATTACTCTCCAATACCTGCGCTACTTGTCTGAATGTGTCTAGTGCCATGGCTCTGTTAGAAGACATGATAAGAATATTCTTAGAATCCCACTTTAATAGGTGCGCCAGAATAAGCATACGGGCTAAATGGGTCTTTCCGTTCTGGCGAGCGATGAGCAGCAGGTTTGTCTTACGAACCCACTCACCAGTCTTATTAACTACCAACATATCGCGAAGAACGTGCTCCTGCCATGGCAGTAAGGGCATCTGGATAATCTCACAGAGATCCTTGACGTCCTGTAGCTTAGATTCGCCCTTGAGAGGTGTGCTGGATAGCCGTGGTTTCGTTGCCCCTCGTAGCTTCTGTTTACGCGCCGCCATGACTGGCTCAATTACCTATCGGTCTGGCTGTAAAAGGCGAGTCTTGGTGCTGAACCGAGCGCATTGGAGAGATATTGTTGATAAAGACAGGGGGGGTAATCTGTCGCTGCAAAAAAAGCCCCTCTGAGCGAGAACCTTTAGAGCTGTTGCATCTACGACAAGCAGCAACCATATTATCGTGTGCTATAGGGTCGCCGCCTTTGGCTATTGGAATCACATGATCCACAGTAGTAGCGTCTTGACCACAGTAATAGCAGACATAACCATCTCTGGCTAACACCTGTAATCTCACACGCTTATAGTCTCTACTTAAACGTGGGTCACCCTTCTTGCTACTCAATGCCAACCCACTCTCAACCAATGTGTCCATGCCTTACACGTATCACCTTGATACCTATGGTCTATGTACTTAAGCCCATACTGTACCTGTTGTATAGGTGTCTTATCTGCAATGATAGCGTTCTTTATCTGGGGTATGCCGTATGTGTGGTACTTACCATCGAGGTTACCTATTGCATAAGGATTGAAGGCTGACTCTTTACCATATAACTTAATGAGGCAAGAAGCTTCTCTTTGATCTAATGACATTCGTATAAAGTCTTTAGGTTTAATGGCATCTATTGAGCCACCATCTGCTACTGCCATTGGTATAGATAGAGATATCCCAATAGCGAGTGCTACCGAGCGAGCTAGTCGTAAACGGCTCGCTCTGAGCCCCTGATGGGCTCTAGCCCGTAGAGTACCATAACTGTCAAATACATTGGTAAAACCGCAGGTCAGAAGGCGTGTCTTACTTCTTAGAATCTGTAGAATAGAAACCGCTGCCCTTGAAACTGATAGCAACAGAGCTGTAAATCTTTCGCATACTAGACCCGCAGAACGGGCAATCGACGTCATGTGGTTCATTGATACTCAACTCCTTGTCATAGCGGGCATTAGCCTCGCATAACTCGTTGTCACACTCGAATTCATAAATTGGCATTAGAACACGTCCTGCATGGGACTTCCTTTAATTTCCACGATCCGCATTGTGCGCATCTTTCAGGTTCTAATTGTACCGAATCTGTCTGAATATCGCCGTAACCTGCTTTAAGCAATAGTTGAACCAAGTCACCAAACCGCATAAAGGCAAGATACTCGGCAGCATCTTCACCCTGACCATTCATACGGCACACCACGAACGGCAGCTCTTTGCCACCTGCTCTCTTGGTAACTTGCTTCAACCACGCGAGAGGCTGGAACTCTGTCCGGGCTTTGATTTCACAATCGAAAGGCACGTTGTGAATATCTTTCCCAGCCCCTCTACCGACACTAGCGTTCTCCCACCATTGAGATAAATAGGATTCGATTACTCGCTCGGTGCGATAGCCTCGGTGTTTCCTGCTTTGGGACATAGATTAGGTTATGCCTTGCCAGCAGAATTTATCGTGCCACAAGCTTCGCAAGTCCACTCATGCTTCAAGTATCGCTGGCGAATCTGTGTTCTGTTAGGAAACTTATTACACAACTGGCAGATAAGGGCATAACCCAGTTCTTCTAGCAGCTTTGCGTTCTCGCGTAGGTTGGTTTCCTGCTCTTCATTAGGAAATGACTCCCACTCACCATCTTGATTTAGAAACTGTATGTGACCCATTAGTTATCTCGCTTTCCCCATGATCCATCTGGCTTAATCTCATACCAGATTGGTTCACAGCGTTCTGCTTCTCCTAGAATCTTGCCAATACAACGCCAATGACCCCACGGTTTACCAGCTTTCGAGGTTCCAGTCTTCCAGACCATATCGCCATGAGCGCATCGTTGTACGTCCTGCTCCGTTGTGCCACCAAGAACTGATTTGACCATCTCGACTGCTGTTTCCATAGTCTGAGGTGCTGGTCTTTCCCACGTTGTCCATGGATCTGATTCCTTTGCTACTGGAACGTATTGTGTGGCTGTCTCTGCCATCTTTGCCTTTACTTCTGCAATCGATGTAACTACTGCTTGCTTTGCAGCGACTTTCGCCATCTCTTCTCGGCTAGGACGCTTTCCCTTTGTCGCATATCCCGCCGAAGCAAGGCAACGGCCAATCGCAGAGGTTTCACAATTTTCAAGAGCTGAAGTAGCATTGACTCCACGACCCGAAATCGTCTCTTCCGCGAGCCCAGAACTCCAAGGGTGTTGATCAGCCTCAGTTCTATATATGTAAGCCTGTACGATAAAACGTGAAGCACTTGCTTCGACCAACTTTGTGTCAATACGTCCATCTGGATAATCCTTCCAAAACTTAATCAAGCGTTCTTCAACTGTCTCGTAATCTTCTAGATTAAACATAAAGTTCATTCTCCTCTGTATGAAGCTGCGCAGCTAAACTCGTGTACGCGACGAGGTCGATGTAAGTGTCTGTCTTTGCAGTTTCCATTGATCGTGCAATCTTGACCAACGCCATACACATTGCCACCTGATAGTCAGTAACTGGCAGTTCGAGGTATGCGCTCCAGAGTGAGGCTGTGCGCTGCATATTGTCTTGAGGGTGACCATAGTCACTTCCTCGCTCTTGTATGATGGCTCGAGCTTGGTTGAGGTAGTCTCTAGCATTCATCGACCCACCTGCTCGAGGGTGCGTTGTGACTTTCGGTAGGCAATACGCCCAGCAATCTTGCCGTGTTCGTGTCCTTTAGCATAGCCAATCAAGAAGCCGAAGAATCCAGCTGTGATTGCCATAAGTAGTAGTGCATGATCTATATTCATGTGAGCCCTTCTGTACCCGTATCTCGTGTACGGCAGAAGTATTACAGCAGATGCAGGCGACAGCCGCCAAGTTTAGATAACGAAACGATAACGATTTCGTCCACAGTTTCGTCGCCGAAATCTGGTCTAGCGAACCCTTCCATAGACCTTGCCTTGGACTATAAAGGTGCCGTTCTTCTCAATGTTAATAATGTCCACTTGGACGTTGCTGCCCTTGACATACATGATGGCAAATGCCTGTTGCCAATTAGCCGTTCCCTTGGTGTATGAGGCTTGTCTAAAGTCCATAAGGTTTCCTACCTCAACACCATGTAAAACACGCCCTAAACGCCCTCCAGAGGCTTCTGTGAAGGCACTACGCCCCGCTCTGTGAGTATGTCCTGAGATGACGTTTTTGCCATGCCTACGGGCTGCTTCAAGGGCTGATAAACCACCCAGTTGCTTGATAGGCGTGTGGTCTCCGTGTACTGCAATCCAGTTAGGAGCAATAGCCATAGGGTTCTTGTGAAAGGTAATGCCAAGCTCGTCGAATTTCATGAACTTCTCAAAGCGCAGCTCTGGCAAAGATAAAAAAGACGGTATCTTCTTCATGATGATGTTATAGAGGCGGTCTGTGTGATTGGATCGTATGCAATCTGTGACGCCCAGTTCCCAGAGAAGATGCACACAGCGGTCTCGGTCATCGCCTAGGCTTTGCTCGTAGGCTTGAGGCGTACCTTCTGACCACTTGGATATAGTCTGGAAATCAATTTCGTCGCCAATGGTGACTGTCTGGTCTGGCTTAAAGGTCTTGAGGAATCGTGCTATGTTCTGAGTAACGTGTACGTCCTCGAAAGGAACTTGCAGGTCGCTCAGGATTACGATTTTCTTCATCAGTCCTCGTCGTCGTCCTCGTAGGGTATGTTATCGATGCGGTTAGGCAGGTTAGGGATAATCCAGTCAGGGAACGAGTCGCGATCTGATAGTAGCCAGAACGCATGAGTCTCAGTAAAGCCAGCCTTGCGCAGAGCTTTGTAATACTCATTCAACGCTATTGCATAGGCGTCAAGGGCTGAGTATGTGTCTAAGTCTATGACTGGTCGTTTCCTTGCCATAGGTAAAGTGTTACTTACCTAATAGTTCGATGATGGTATCGACACGCGCTTCTAAGCGACTGACTTGATCTTTAAGGCTTGACCCACTATTGGGTTTAAGTTCGCTTAGGTAGTGCTTAATCATGAACTGGACATAAGCTGCAACGCCGCCAAGGACTGTGATGATGGCGACCGATAGTGCCGCGTAGTCCTGTGCGTTCATTTCTTAGGCGTTGCGTATCCGAATACGCCAGCAACTAAGGAACCAAGGATAGAGCGATAATCTAGTGAGAAGTTAGAGGTAGTACCCCAAACTGCTAGAAATGCGCCAAGGCTCATTACATACGGATTCTTTGGATTCATGCTATTCCACCTATCATCGGGATATTAAAGAAAGAAGAGTCGTTGTCGCCCGCTTTAGTAAATGAGACGTGGCAATGGTGATTGTGCTTATTAACCCCATCGTAAGGACGCCAAGCCCAAGATTTCTTACTCGAGCATATCTTTCCGTCGAAGATGACATAAGAGATTCTCTTATCGCCAGCTCTAGCAC